ATGCACAACGATGAAAAGCGCATTGCCTCGGCCTTATCTAAATCGCCACTTTCTGCAAGCCAATTCAGTGATGTACCGCGTCAGGTCGCTAGCCGCAAGCAATTTATGCTCTATGATAGCGACGATGAAATCATTGAGCGTTTGCGCGTGCTTGTTGCGCCGTCTGCCAGTCGTTCGGAAGTGATTAGAGTTGCTTTGTCAGCGCTTAATGATCTGCCGGATAGCGCGATCATAGAAAAGTTAAACCGCATTAAGGAGTGAACATGAAAGGAAAAGTGATGGTCGCAGCATTAGCCTGCCTATTTTTGGCCGGGTGTGCCGCCAACCCATTCAACAAATACTACGAAAGTTACGGCACGTCGCACGTGCCCAACCCTCAGAAACTAAAGGAAGGGGAAGAGCCTAGAGTTATCGGTGTGAGTTTTGATTCGCTAGCAGAGCAAACCCGTAAGATAAAAAGCCAAGAATACTTTATTATCGGCAACTCGTCATTTAGTGGTGGGCCGCAAACAAGGGACAAGGTCATTAAGACCGCCAAGAAACACGGCGCCCAAGTGGTCATCGTTGCACAAAAATACAGCCACACCGATCAAAACAACACACCGTTGGTACTCCCCACATCTCAGACCACGATCAGCTCAGGGACCATAAGCGGTGATGTTAACGGTAGTATTTTTGGATCATCCACCACGACGGGTATGACCGCCATCCCAATGAGCACATCTACCCGCGTTTACGACTACTACGCGGTGTACTTAATTAAGGGCCGGATACCCAAGGGCAACCTGGGGGTCACTTTTACTGGCGTGCCAACCGAAGTAAGAAAAGAGGTAGGCCGCAACACAGGCGCTTATATTGTAAACATTATAGAGGGCCGCCCTGCTTTTAATGCCAACTTGCTTATAGGCGACATCATCACGAAAGTAGGCGGAACCGAGATAAAGCAAGCGTACGAACTGCCCGACATTGTAAAAAACCTTCCCCGCAGCCAAAAAACAGTCACGCTCACCATTTTGCGTAACGGCGAAACACTCACTAAAGAGCTTGAAAGGCTCTAGCATAGAAAAGAAAGGAGTCGAAAATGAAACGATTTATCTTATTGGCCTTGATGTTTGCAGGCTCTGCGCAAGCCGCATGCTACGGAAGTGATAGCTACCAAACGTGTTATGACGATAATGGCAACACGTACAATGTTATGCGCTCTGGCGACACCACAACCGTTTATGGCAGCAACCAATACGGCGATACGTGGGAGCAAAGAAGCTATCACAATGGCAATACAACAACCACGTATGGTCAGGATGCTGACGGCGATTACTGGGATAGCACAACGATTCACGACAGCGACGGAAGTGGTTATATGCAATACGGCACGGACAGCGATGGAAACTCTTTTTCTCTCCACTGCTATGACGATGACCTTTGCTATTAAGGAGAGCGGCTGATGAATACAATTGACAATTTTTTGAGTATCGTCATTTTTGCCGCTGTGACGGGGATTGTGGCAGGATTTTTTTCCATGAGCGACATGCTTGAATTTGTGAATCGAGTAGTCATAAACGGCATCATTATTGCGTTTGCGCTCGCTATAAAGCTGCCAATCAGGTGGCGCCTTAAGGCTAAGCAGGCCAAAACCCGCACAAATAACTAGCCATATGTTGACAATATTATACAGAGGGACTTATATTAACCGTGCGCTGGCAAAATCCAGCGCCGGGATTAGCCTCCCGACCGACTACAGGCGCATTGACGCCAGCCTTTGTGCTGGTTTTTTAATGCGTGATTCCCGCACATCATAAATTATGGTGGGCTGGATAGGAGCACTTCGGTGCGCCGTTTCCTGTAGGCGGTAAGGCTAATCCTGTTCAGTCCGCCACCCGAGTTTAGCCTTCTCCGGTGGTGAGTAATCAGACACTACAGGAGATCACCATGCACGCACTTACTCTGCTCCCCGCTGATGTTATTACCACTCATGATGGCGAACCACGAACTGACTCATTGAAAGTCGCCGAAGCTTTCAACAAGCAACACAAAGACGTCTTGAAGCGCCTTCACAATCTTGACTGCTCAACAGAATTCGCATCAGCGAACTTTTGCGCTGATGTTCAAAGCATAGCCATCGGCAATGGCGCAAAGCGTGAATCGAAGATTTACCACATGACCAAAGACGGCTTTATGTTTTTGGTGATGGGATTCACTGGCAAGAAAGCCGCCATGGTCAAAGAAGCATTTATCACCAAGTTTAATGAAATGGCCGATGCGCTTAAGGCGCGCTCGAGAATTGTGCCTGCCGGATGTGCGCCGCTCAGCAATCACGAAAAAGAAGCCGTACGTCGAGCGATACAAATTGTGACTCGCGGCGATAAGGCAGAAAGAATGCGCATTTATCGCCGTATGCATTCGTTTTTCGCCGTGCCGAGTTTTGAGGCGATCACCTCCGAGCAACTCCCAGACGTGCTGGGTTTTGTGCTAGAGCAAGCCGACAACACACCATCATTACCGCCGGTGACTCGCCAAGCTGTTCGCCCTGATCAGCTCCCTCACCCTTTTGAAAGCATTCATCGTGACAACCTGCCCGATGTCAGGGACTGGTTTAATGACTACTTCACTCGGCATACAAGCGCAGAAAACTACATGGCCAGCAAGATCATTGAAGCAATGCTTGGTCAAATCAGTAGTCAGTCTGCGTTTATGGATGAGTTTTCAGTGCACCTGAACCGCTGGGCAAATCGCCGCCAACCTGTTGATCGCAGTTAGGTGTTACCAGCCCACCTGATCATTCAGGTAGCGTAAGCTCTTCTTCACATTGACGCCGTTTTGGCTTTCTTGGCTGTAGCGGCGTCGTGTTTTGATGGAGCGGCGCAAGGTGTCGCTATCAATGGCAATGCGCGGGTTCGACTGGTTGAACTTGCGAATGGATTTTTTGGCTTCCAGCATCATAGCGTCATCGCTCTCTTTATACGCGAGCCAGAATGCCGTCATGATGTCACGACGGCGATCAAGAATGTGCTGCTCGTAGCCTTTAATGGCGTTATTGAGATCGTACTGCTTCATCAACTCACCGTCGGTTAACCCGTTGGCTTGCAGCAGCAGTTGCAAGCCCGTGAATTGATCGGCCTCTTTGTACGCGTCACCACGGTAATTAAGCGCACCCTCGTCCCAGTAACGGTATGCCTTCATGGGGTCACGCGCAAACTTAGGCATCGCCTTTTCTACGCCGCGGTAAACATTCCCCTCAGCAATCGCGCCACCGGCTCGAATCCAACTTACAACAATGCCGCCCCATACTGGCCCAGCAACCTGCTCAGCATAGTGAGTCCATAAGTCCTCTCCTTCAATGTCTCGGTTAGGGTCGCGCACCCAAAGGCCGTCAAGCGAGATGCGCGACGATACGCCTGCGCCACCCGCGCCATAGATCACCCTGTCGGCCATGTCTTGACCCATTAGTTCGCCCAGGTAGTTTTTGAATTCTACTTCAGCGTCCCACGGCTCATCGTCATCGCCAAAGGCGGCATTTAGCGCGTTGGCCAGCGCAAACAATGATCCTAGCGGCAAGGCCGTTGCGCCACCAAGCAAGCCTGTCATGCCCAGCGTGCCCACCAGTTGCTTGCGCGCCTCAGCCTTTTCTGCTTTGGTTTTGCCCTTCATGCTCAGATACATATTGCGGAATAGGTAATACGTCATGTTCTGGCTGTATTGCTTAAACTGCATCAGCTGCTTCATGGTTGGTGACTGCATAAAGCGCGCTCGGTTGGCGTTGGTGTAGTCAAAGTGCGCGTCCCATGTAATATCAGCCGCCATTTTGGTTGCTGCCTCATGAGAGTGCCCTTTCTGTTTCGCCAAACGATAAGCCGCAATGGCCGTGGTTTCGCGGTTGAACACCTCAGCTTTATGGAAAAGCCAGCTAACAACGCCCATCGCTTTCTCATAGTTTTCGTTGTACTGCCAGTTTTCCGCTTCGGCCATACCAGCAAGGTCATGCGCATTGGTGGAGTCCAACAGCCCCATGTCATGCCACGCTTGGTATGCATCCTTTTCTGATTGGTCGCGGAACTTGCGGCTTATCTGCCCGCGCGAGGTCAGAAATTCCTTCATAGCGCCATTCAGCTCTTTTGATGCCTCCACGGATCCGAACTTACTGCCAAGAATAGGCAGTGCCACCACAAAGTTTTGCGATATATTCACCGCCGCAGCCGCCGGCGAAACGCCCAGCATCCACAAAAAGCCGAGTGATGTGACCTTTTGTGCAAATGCAGAATGCGTCGGGTTCATTACCCACTCATGGCGCTTCATCATTTCCTCGGCGTAGCGCCCGGCTTGGTTGTCGTTCGATTGCTCCGCCGCTTTTTTTGCTTCATTCACCTGTTTGGACAACTCGTCAGCATATTCCATTCGCGACAACTGGTACGCGCCTTTCATCAGGTTGCTTGCCATGGCGCGCAGCGCATCGTTTGACCAGCCTTTGGTCTTTTTGCGGTGAATGAACTGCTTACGCATCGAGCGAGACGGCAACGCCTGCAGATACATTTGATAAACATGATCTTTGACCTGGGCCTTTTTCTCATCATTGAGCGTGGTTTCGTCAATCTTGCCCATCAGATCGGTGACAAAGCTCAGGCTTGCACCGTCAACCGCTGGATTGCCTTCCATCTTGTAACCCGAGCGCACGTCAAAGCCCTTTTCTTTGAGCTTGCTGGCCGTCGCCTGCTGCTCTGCCTCGGACTCAAACATCATAAAGCGATTTTCACCGTTTTCATCAACGGCGCTCACCCAATAGTCGCCGAAACGCGCTAGCGGGAAGTAAGGCGCGTTCACTTCTTGAAGCTCAAAGAGAGAGCGGAGCTCGGCAAGGCGCTTTTTCTTTATCCGGTTATCAATATCAGCATTTTGAATTTGCTTTTCTAGCAACTCACGGTAGGCATCATGCTGTGACTTGTAGTTGTCACGCATGGTCCGGTAGTGCTGCTTGGCTTGCTCTGGCAGCTTATCAAAGCGTTTTTTGAGCTGGGCGTGCTTTATCTTTCGCGTGGGCTCGCTTTTAAGATCGCTGCGAAGCTGTTTTAGCTCGTCCGCTTGTGCCTTGCCCATGCCATCTTCTCTTGCCACGTTCTCGATATGGCGAATACGGTTTTGAATCGCCTCGGCGGCTGATACAAATGCTTCCGCCGGATCCACACCTTCAACCGTTGCATCATGGGCAAGGTTAAACATTTCATCAGCGGCCGGTTTGTTTTTGGCGGCCCATTTGCGGATCTCTTGCGCAATCTCTGCCGATTCAAACGCCATCTGGTTGCGGCGTTCCATCATGCGGTGCACGGTATCAACATAGGTTTTAATTTGTGGCAATTTGTCTTTAGCCAAATCGCCAAGCTGTCGCAACGTCACAAGCGCCAGCCCCTTGCGTCCGCCTATGGCGCCTTTCACTGCGGACGCTGTTGCGCTTAACGCCTTTTTCATGCGCCCTTGCGCCGTTGGCTCTGCCTCCATGTCGCTGAGCACGTCGTCCATTGTGGGCGCGTTTTCTTTCGAGAATTTTGGCGCCTCTTTATTGACAATATCTTTGCGGGTGATTACGTTATCCAAGAAGCCCTGATGGAAGGAGCGCCCCTTGGGCAATTGGAGCCCAAGCCGACGCAGCCATTCAGGGTTTTTCTCTTTTATGTATTCAAGTAATCCCTCATCGTTCCATTTGGCGAACGCGTCAGGGTTTTTACCGTAAACACTTGCTATTCCATTTACGCGCATTGTTCGGTTGGCTTTATCCGCATGAATAGCGATAAGCACAGGCTTTCCACTTCCGGATAGCGCTTCTACGATGACATTCTTGCTTCCCGTGCTCGCAATTTTTTCATTTTTAGGTTTAAACACAGCGACAGGATCAGCCAATAGCTCCGGCAAACGATAGAGGCTTTCCATGCTAATATCGTGATCCTCTTTCACACCATTTGTCGCCTTTCTCACCACATCTCTATCGATATAAAGCGGTAGCTCGGGCATACCCAGGGCTTTGAGAACCTCAGGTGTGTCACTGACTTTTATTGGTGCGACACGACTTTTTAGCGATCCCATTGCCTTACGCAAATCATCAGCAAATCGTTCGGACTCCTGCCTCAAAGAGAATTTAGCCTGACTCATGGTGGCGCGTGACAGCTTTGCATTGGCGGAGTTTTTTGCGCTTTTGCGGCTCCAGTGATCCACGGCCTTTATTCGGTCCGTCAATGTCTGCACAATATTGTTAATTTCTGCCTTTGTAATGTCGTGCTGGCGCATAAATCCGACTTTACGCAACGCACGAGCAATGGCCTCGATGGCGCGATCCCACCACTGCTGTATAGTGCTTCGCTCAATTTCTGCTGCACGTGCTAACACTTCTTCGACTTGCACGATCGGCTCTTGGTCGCCGTAGTGTCGCTCAATTTGCGCCCAGATTTTTTTAACGTGCGGCGAGTCTTTCCCTCGCGCAATTCGCTCGAGGATTTTTTGATACTCACTGTCGCCCACCACCGCTTTTAAACCGTGGTGAGCAAGGACTTCATGGCGTAATTTTTTACGCAGCGTTTTCATGTCAGGCAGGTTATCGGCAACCAGCACAACCGCATTATCTCGCTCGCTGTAAAAGCCGTGGATAGTTGCACCTGGAATGGACTGCCCGAGCAGCTTCTCGGCTTCCTTTTGAGTCTGCACGACTTTGATGTCGATGCCGCCGCCGCCGTTATACTCCTTGAGCCATTGCTTAACGCCAAGCTGCGCTTGTTTCAGCGGCATCCCTTTCGATGACGGCTCGCCCTGAGTGACGCCCTCTCGAGAGAACATCACCGCTTCTGATTCGCTTTTCTTCTTGGTTTCAGTTAACGGCTTTTCAATTTCGACGGTTTTGGTGCGAACGCCTGTTTGATTCATGGACTCCTTGAACGTGCCCTCGGGATCCATTTCTTGCGTGGCATCCAGCTCGGCTAACCAGTCTTTGAAAGCTCGGTTTTTGTTGTTGCTGCGCTCCCCTGCCATGCTGCTCATTACTGCTACCATTTTTCCGCCCGGCTTGAGCATGTCGTAGGCATGACGAACGTGGTCAATATCCATGTCATTACTAAATGGCGGGTTCATCACGATGCGGTCATAGCCTTTGCCGTTAAATGCTAGGAAGTCATCACCAACAACCTCATGCCCCTTTTCTTTGAGGATGTCGCGAAGATCGCTGGCAAGCTCTACCGTCTCAACGTCAGCACCTTGAGCCTTGGCAGCGTCTGCCAACATGCCATTGCCTGCGCTCGGCTCTAGCACTTTCATGCCAGGCTCAATATCCGCCAACTCAACAATGTGACGCGCACGAGACTCTGGCGTAGGGAAGAAATCAACAAATGCATTGCGGTTGCCAAGCACTTTTTTCTTAAGATCGCGCTCCAACTTAGTAACCTTGTTCTCATTAAGGTCGGTTTTTGTTTTGGTATCGCCCATCTCGCGCAGCGCCTGACGCAACAGCTCTCGTCGCGTGATCCCCATACGTTGAAGTCGCTGGAACATGGCGGGCAAATCGCCGTATAGCTCCTCTTTTTTCGCGAACTCCACCATTTTGATGACGTGTTCGTTTTCCGTGCTTAACGCGACGTCTTTGGGCTCGCCGCTTTTGTATTTGTCCAGCAACACCTTGCCAGACTTCACATAGCCTTTTTCGTTCACCATTCGGCTGGCCAGCTCGTTAATCACACGGGTGTCTGTGTCTGCCATTGGGTATTTGGCGAACATGACTTTTTCATCAATCGCCGTACCCTCTTTCCAGACAGGGTCGCTAAAATCTCCCCGCTCTACGGCATCACTGTTTTTCTTGCTTGCCTCCCACAACAATCCGTTTTCGATTCGCTTGAGAGTTTCAACTTGCGTTTTCGCATTGATGCCCCCCAATGCAGAGAGATCACCTGACTCTATCTTTTCGGCAACCTCAACCATTAGCACGGCAGTTTCCGCGTCTTTTTTCGCTCGCGATCTGGCTCGCTCTCCTTCAGTCATGCGTTTGGCCGTGTTTTCTTTGCGCTCTGCGTTGTATTCCGCGTTCGCTTTTTCTGCGAGCTTTTCACTTGCCTCTCTTAGCTTTTCCGCATTTGATTGGCGCTTCTCTTCGCGCTTAGCGCTCACGGACTCGGAGCGGTCAATGTCATTGCCTTGCAGCCACCCCATGAATATTTCGGCATCTTCACGTGTGGGAAAGTAAAAATTCCCACGCCAGTAGCCGCCTTTCATTGAGCGCGCCATCCCAGCCGCCTCTTTGAACTTGTCCTTGCCTAAGCGTGTTTCTAACGACACATTAAAAATGGTCGCTCCGGTCTTGCCGTGCGTGCCTTCGGTGATGTCGCCAACCTCGATTTCACCATCCGCTTCCAAGCCTGCCTTTTTGGCTGCGGCCTCCTGCTCTGATTTACGGCGAGACAAGATTTCGTCAGTGACCAGCTTGTCATAACGAGCGCGCAGATCGGGGGTGAACTTGCCACCGTTTTGAGCAAATAGATTAAAGTCACTTATTGTTTGTGGATCTTTGAGCGCGGCCTTTCGTTGCCTTGTTGCTTCTTTTCGGTCTTTTTCAGCCTGTTTGCGCGCATCAATGAAAGCCTGATAGGTATCCTCATCCATCGCTTGGATTCTTTCATTTACCTTTTCAGCGCGCGTCTTTTCGTTTCCTTCCTGTGTCAGGGTAATGGTTTGTGCACCACCTGCCATGGCAAATTCCAGATCAGATACAAGCTGATCAAAAGCCGCCTGCACGATGCGGTCTTTTTTCTCGCCTTTCCAGCGCGCCGCAAAGTAGGCCCCCATCTTCTCGTTAATTTTAGGGATAGTTAGTGAGTAAAGCTCATCTCTTACACCTTGTTCGTTGCGAGTCAGCTGCTCCGATAATGCCTTAACCTCGGCAAGACTCATGTCGCCTTGGTTAAGAGTGGAAAAGGCATCAAGAGTGGGGGCGGTGGAGCTTTCGTTTGGTGTGGCAGGCGAGCTTTTAGGGTTGTCTTGGGAGCCAAGCAGCTCTTTCAATCGTGCGGCAAGTTTAGAGCGGGGGCCTGCCACCTTGATCACGCCGCCAACGTCTTCAAAGGATTCATCCATTTTCTTGGCCAGTGCTTTTGCCCTGGCTTCATCTGCCGACGCAAGCAAATTAAGGTGAGTAAGCGCTTTTGGTCCCGCCCATTTGCGATCATTCTTTTCCAATGACTTATTGCCGTCGCGCATATTTTCCGCAATGAATGACAAATACTCAGCTGTCTTTATCTCGGCGCGGTTAATGGCTTCATTCTGCTCTTTTTCTTGCTTGGCCTGACGCTGCTCCACGTTCATGACAGCCTCGACGCGTTGCGGAATGCGCTTACGCATCGCGCTTAGCTTTTCGACCTCGCGACTAAACGCAGCCATATCTTTATCCGCTTTGGCGGCATGCTTAGCCATATTGCGCCCACCGCGACCCGTAACAAGCCAGCTTGGGTTGTTCGCCGCCCGTGTAGATTCACGCTCAATAAATGCTTTTTCTTCGTTGAGATAGTCTTCAATGAGGCTTTTTGCTTTCTCTTTGCGCGCCTCTGTATCAAGCAAGTCTTTGTTATCTAGGTCGCTAGCGATTTCTTTTGCGGCCTCAACCAGCTCCGCATTAAAGTCTCGCCCCCTGCCAAGGTGAATGGCGCGATTGTAGGTTGACTCTGTTTCCTTGCTTACCTGTGGCACGACCAATTCTAGACCAGCAGCTTTAATGATCTTCTCACCATCAACTGACTGTTCGTTTTGGACCTGAGCCTGATTACCGTCTTCTTGGTTGGGTTGTCGCAGTGATTTTTGCTCACGCTCAAACTTGGCAAGACTGCCTGCGCTTTTTTCATTCAGTGCCGCTTGTAGCTCTGACGCGGTGAAGCCGCCCACATCTCGATATGCCTGACGCACCCCTTTCAGTGACGCTTTACCGGTTTCTTTTTCGTTTTGCTCCAGCGTTTGACGGATCACGGCTTTGGCTTTTTCCACCACGTCAGCTTGTTGTGTTCCATCCTCACTTTGCGCATCACCCGCGTCTTGTGCGTCATCCACATTTTGTGGAGCATCCGCCGCCTGCTCACTAGCCACACCTTGCTGTTCATCATTGCGCTGATCACCGTCCACGGCTTGTGCTGCCTCGGCTTGTGGTGGATTAACCGGGACTTTCTGATCACTCGGCGCTTGCTCGTTGCCTTGGCTTGCTGGCTGGTATTTTGGCGTGAAGTCGGCAAAGGCGCCTTTCCGGTTCGCCTTGGCTTCGTCCATCATCATGCGCAGCTTGGTGGTCGCAAATGACTGTGCCTTTTTTAGATCCGATCGGGCTTCGGCCTGCTCTTCTTTAGGCAGAGATTGAATGATGGGCTCGCCGCGTTCGCGCATGTCGTCCATCACTTGCTTAATGGCGTTGCGGCTAAAGTCTGGCTCGTTAACTGGTTCTGGCTGCTGCGGATCGAATAACGCCTCGGCTTGCTGGCGTCGCGCTTGGTTTTCAGGCAGAGCATCAAACCGCGCTTTTCGCTCATTGGCCTCTTGCTCAAAAGCAGCAATTCGCTCAGGTGCGTTACGCAGTGACTCTAATAGCGCTTCGCGTAGCTGGGGATTCGATTGAGCCATGCGCTTTTTAAGGCGTTTACGCATTGACTTGGTTTTTTTGGTGAGCGCGGCATAGTCAGCAATCGGTTTCTTGCCATCTTCGCGCATCTTCATGGTGTTAGGGCGATTGGCAAACTCGCCGCGTGATTGTGCGCTTTGCTCAACGTTGTCTTTGATGCCCTCTCGCATTGCCTGTTGTGCGTCATGCTGCTGGTAGGCGGCCTCTATCTCGCTTTCTGGCGCGACAGAGCCAGGCATCTCGTTGGTTTCGCCTTCAGATAGCACCTTTCCGCGCACACGCTCGGCGGCCTCGGTGGGAAGGTCTGAAATACCTGATTCATCAGACGGTAGCGTTGCCTCTGCATCAGGCTGTAAGTCTTGCTGGCTTGAGGCGGCAATGCTCTCTCTACCTTGCTTAATACCCTCAATGTAACGCTGTACTTTAGAGTCTCGCTTGCCTTTAGCGGCCTGCTGCCTTTCTCTGGCAGCGTTAAACGCCTGCTGAACACCTGTCTCATCAAGCCCCAACTCCGACGCCTGCTCAGCAAGCGCGTAAAGGGATTGCTCCGCGTTTTGATCGCCTTGCTCTATGCGTTCAAGCAGAGCATCCGCTTTGTCTTGATCCATGGCATAAGCCAACTTGACGGTTTTTACAAAGTGGTTGTCATTGTCCGCAAGCACGCCTTTTTCACGCAGTGACTGCTGGGAGGCTTTGAATTTTTCTTTGAGCGCATCTTGGTTTTGGTCGCCTGACGGCTCTTGCTCAGCCAGCACACTTTCTGAGTCTGCATTGCCGATCAGTTGCTGGCGAATACGCTCGGCTGCCTGAGTGGGTCCATCTGTTATTTCAGTGCGTGCCGATTGCGCACCATCCAACCCTTGCACACCCTCTGCTTGCTGTGCGCCATCCACACCTTGTGGGTTATCCGCACCTTGCGCTGGGTCCGCACCTTCCTCACCGTCAAAACCATTAGCCTGCTCATCACTCTGGGCCATGTCGGCTTCAACGGCGTCAGCTGCGTCCGTCGCCTTATCAGCCCGGGTGCGCGCACCACCTGCGGCGCCCATGGTGCCACCAATGGCGCTACCCAGCACGCCCTCGTTCACCGCACCAAGCGCGACGCCGTCCATAGGGTCAAGGTCTGTACCCGCGAACTCGTTAGATACTTCGTTAGCCACGTATTGCTGCGTGCCGCCCTGCATAGCCTCGGTAGCCCCTTCTCGGATCACGCCCTCGCCAAATCCACGCGCTACGCCTTTCGCCGTTGATGAGGCCGCCTTGCTCGCACCACGGGTTAGCATGTTGGCCAAGGGCACATCACCGAGCATGGTTGCCATCGCGCTGGTTGCGAGGATCTTTTCATCCGTCATGGTGGCCTGCGAGGCGTGATCGGCTGTCATCTCTCGCGCCAGGTCAATCTTGCCGACATCATCTAGCTCTGCGTATTGCGGATCGTTATCCACGGCATGGAAGTTTTCGCGAAATACTTTGCTTTCTTTGAGCTGCGATAGCGGCGCATTCATCACGGTTTCTTTGGCTTGAGTGCCTTGGTTACCAATGTCGCCTGCCATCCCTACACCCGCGGTGGTCGCGCTTTTAAGGGCTTTTGCTGCCATGAAGCCGGCTTTTTCTGCAAACTTCTTGCTTGCACCCATTGTCATGGCTTTTTTGGTGAATGCAGCCCCTGCGGCAGCGGTAGACATGTTGCGCGTCGCAATGGATGTCGCAATGGAGGGCAGCATATAGCCGACACCTTGTGCCAACTGCATCGCCCACACCGCCGGATCGTTAGATGCTTTCCAGTCACCGTCAGGAGCCTCATAAAATAGAGCGGACTCCATCGCCTTCTGAGCATCATCGCTTGAGGACTCACTGATTGCGTCAGCCCCCTCGCCAAGCCACTCCCCCACCTGCTCGACGCCAGCGAGCGCGCCATTAAGCAGTGAGTTTTTACTTGCGGCTTCTATGTAGTCAGGCACGTCAGGATGGCTTGCGCTTTCCATTCTTCGGTTTTTTGTTTGCCCCGCGACCTCGCCAATACCTTCAGCCCCTTTGAGCAAACCAACGCCGATACCTTTTGCGACATCACCTGCACCCACCTCTAGGTTTTCACGCGGCTTGTAAGCATCAAGGTCAAAGCTATCGTCGAGCTCGAAGCCCATGTCTGTTTTGGCGTTAACCGTGCTGCCGTCTGTCTTACCTAGAAGTTTGTCGTCTTTCATATCCGCTCCGTGCACGCATAAAAAAACCGCCGACCCCAAAGGGGCCAGCGGCTTAGATACAACTATTCGATGATGGGGCCATTATGGCGCGTATTTTGGCTAAGGTAAACTCAACCGTTAACGATTCACGTTGGCCTGATAGAGCGCGGCAGCGCCTTGTGCACTGCTCACGCCACCACCACTACCATTGGCTTCACGTAACTCTGCGGCTGTGGCAGCGCTGGCTGCCTTTCTTTTAGCTTCTCGCGCCTTTCGCAGCTGCGCTTGGTAGGCGTTTTCAATCGTTTCGGGATCGTAGCCTTCCAGTTTATAGCCTTTTTGTTGAAGCGCTTGCAGGAATTGCCCCTTGTTAGGATCGCTATTCGCCCATTGCTGAATGGCTGGCGGAACCCGAGGGGTGTCACTTGCGTCGCCCGTCTGGCCTTCTTGCTCCATGCCATATGTTTGCTTTAAGCGTGCACGCTGCTGATCAAACGTGCTTTTGATTCGCGCCCGTGCGCTTTCAATCTTACTTTCGCCATCACTACCTAACCCCGCCGAGTTTTTCTCTAAATCAGCAAGCGCCTTGGCTTCCTCTTTGTTTAGACTAATCAGGTCTTTGCGGTAGGCTTGCGTGGTTTCATCATCTTCCGGTTCAAACAAAGATTTATACACAGGTGATGCCATCGCTTGGCGGCGCATGGCTAATTGCCCGGTTAAATCCTGCATGGCTTGCTCAAGAGGGATGACTTTGACTTGCTCATCACTTGTGCCGCGCCCCTCGGTCACGGGCTTGGGCACCCATTCACCGTCGCCATAGTTCACTTCAGTTGTGATCACTAAGCCCGGCTGCTCTCCCTCCATATCAGAGTTAATGTCTGCCGCTAGTGTGACACCGCCCCAACGAGCGTCCTTGATCACCTTTCCTGTTCTTGGGTCTTTTTGACCAATCGACGCTTTGATGTTTTGACTATAGATAGTGTTTAACGCGCTTTTGATTTCTGGGTCGTTGACGTCGGCCTTACCATCAAGCGCAGCTGGCAGTTTTGCTTCAAGCAACTCGGCAGATTTGTTGAATTCAGGATCAAGGACACGACGTGGGTCATACGCACGGCCCGCAATCATTTCATTATCAAAAATGGGATCAATCTCGCCTGTCTCCATCCAGCGCTTCCAACCATTTTGAATCAGCGGCTTGTTTTCCTGAATAAAGTCGGTGCGCTTTTGCTGACCAAGCTGATAGGTATTTGCTTCATTCTGCGTTTTTAGCGACTGCATGCGGGCATGGTGGTACTCTTCATCGCGCTCTTGCTTTTCACGCAGCGCGCCGCCTTGGCCATCTTCGCCGTAGTTATACTCGAATTTCTTTTGCCGACGCTGCTCTTCCGCCTGGCGCAGTGACATGCGCTGCTCTCGCGCTTCGCGGTCCTGCTCTAGCTGCTCTTTTTGCAGCTTGCGATCTTCTTTGCGCTGGTAGTGGCGGTCGGCAATGCTGTAGGCGCGCAAGGCGCCATCCATAAATCCGCGTGTATCTAAACCCATTATCGTCTCCTAAAACAATTCGCCCAACGCCAAACCAGCCACAGCCCCGATAGCTGCGCCTGCTGGGCCGCCGACGGAGCCGGCCTGCATGCCGACCATTGCGCCTGTGGTTGCCCCTGAAACAACAGAGCCTACTTTCTGCTGCCTCTCTGCTGCCTTTAGCTCTTTGTTCGCCGCTTCGCGTTTTTCTTCTCGGTTAGCCGCATCACGTAGCCCTTTCATGGCAGCGCCTTTTTGATGCTGCCCCATGCTGAGTAAGCTATATCCCATCAGTTACCCCTGCTGTTGTTGTGGTGCACTACGCAGGCCCATACTTGAGCCGGATAATGTTTTCATTGAGCGGTCACGCTCATAGGTGCGTAAACCATTTTTCGCTGACACTTTGCTAAGTGCTAGCTTGGCGTCTTGGCTCGGATCCTCCTCCGCCGTGACGCCGTAGCGCGCCATGCGGTTGGCTTGTCCTGCCTCTGCGGCCTGAGCGGCGCTATCAACATTTTCATTTACACGACCAAGCTGCGACTTTAGTAAAGTTCCGGATTGCGATTGCTCCATGAGTCTTTTCTGGACGGGATAAAATCGTTGATACCAATCGTCATATTGTTGTCGCGTGATGCGTGCATAGCGATCTGCTGCAATTCCCATAATGACTCCTTATGCTGGGGCTAGGGCGCTCGAATTCAGAACTGGATCGTAGCCAGTCACCCCGGGCGCTTGGTTGTAGTCATTTAGTCCCGGCGACTGGTTGTAGTTATTCATCCTTGGCGTGTTTGTGCTAACACCATCAACAGCTTTATCTGCATCGACAAAGTCCGGAATTTTCTGAGCCTGATAGCTTCTTAATCCCGCGCCCGCGACGCCGCCAATTAGCTGCAAGTTTGACGAGCGCTTATTAAAATCGGCCTCGGCGTCTGCCGTTGCCTTGTTTAGGCTAGTATTGGCGACATCACTCATACCATCGAGCGCACCGGTTTGCTGGCCCATGCCGATGGCTGCAACATCGCTTAGGCCAGCTAGGTACTTATCCTGCTCTGCGGACTGCGCACGGTTGGCAGTGTCGGATTGCCCAATAGCTTGATCGGTTGTCATCTCCGACATGGTGGACTGAAACTTGCCCGACGTCGGATCAACGCCACTGGCTGAAAGGGATTTGGCCGCACCCTCACGGTTTTTGGAATACGCTTTGTTGTATCCCACATCAGCCGCCTGTTTGGCTTCTGCCATGTTGTTATCGCTGTTGTAAGCGTCAACCCGCGCAATGAAGTTGTCTTCATGCTGCTTAAAGTCGGATTGGTATAAGTCCCACTGCTTTTTAGCCACCTCAGACGCTGCGCGTTGCGCTTCTGTTTCTTTGACTTCATCACTTCCGCCACCGCCGCCCATATGGACCTCCTACAGAATCTTTTCCCAATGTTGAATGCGGGCTTCACCCGTTGTTTTAACATACCCATTGTCGAGCAACGCTTGCTCCAGCCCTTCTACAGCTGTGTATAGCTCCACGCCTCTGGCCCCCATTTGCCGCGCCTTGAGTTCTACCTCGCTTTGGTAGCGGTTAATCGCATTGCCGCCCCAATTAAACGCAAACATCACGCTCAGCCACGGCAAGCCTTTTCGACGTTTAGGCTCTAACACTAAAAAGCCATCTTCCGCCACAAACAAAAACGCCCTTTCATCTAGAAGGGCGTCGTCAATTTCGTCGGCAAATTGATGATCATTCCGTTGTTGTGTTTTTTGAATGATCGGGAGAAGTTTGTCGCGGTATTTTTCCCATTTAACGCTGATCATTGTCATCACGATCCCTAAGCTCACCGTTTGATACCACAAGACGTGTACCAATATTTTGGGGCCTCGCAAGTACCCCTACGCTAAGGCCGACAGATTGATAGAAAGACTGGTATTTATTGAAATTGAATGACGGGGAGTTAACAACCTGAAGCACATCCCCCGACTCAGTGTCATATATGTAATGATACATAGTCATCGAATACTATTCATTGCAGAAATAGAAAGATCCACTCCATGAGGGGGCCGACTTCGCAAGCTGGTTGAGATAACAGCTCTAAATCCACCATTTGTTGACGCGCTCGGTGTGGTCATTGAGAAATTATAAGAAAGATCTGGCCTAAGCCTATGTTGTTTTTTATAGATTTCGCGCCCCTTATCATCATAGACAATAAAACTCGCTCCATATACAGGGGCCTTGTGCCCTCGAGCTGCCCAAGCAAATGAAGTAAAATTAACAATTGCTTGGCTACCGGGAACTGACGGTATATCCAAAATAACACTGTTAGTGGACTGACTATCAGCGCTGTGCACCGACGTTGCAGCACCCGTCGCTAGCTGTAAATGAGAAATATACCCTTCTGGTACAATCAGGCGATTAGTTCTTAGCGTCCCGTCAGCTGAGATGAACGTGTTATATCCATCATATGGTCCGCCATACCCAAAGCCAGCATCACCTGACCTAAACTGGGACCCACTGACCAAGCCACCATGTATTTTGGGTGCAGTTATATTCAATGTTGCATTGATTTCATCGTATGTGAGTTTTTTACCCGTCAGTTCAGTAATCGTTGCTTTTGATATGAACGCAGTGTCTATAAACACCTGACCCTTTCCATTTACAACAAAAGGAAACTTGCTCTTCCCTTCACTGGTTATTGCAAATGTGTGGGGGTTAAACAGCGCCCAGCCATCTTTAATGTATGCAGTGCCAGCCACGTCAAGCTCTTGAGCTTGCACACGAGGCATTAATATTTTATTTGGATTATTCAGTCTCTTGCGCTGAAATGGTTTATAACCAGATTTCGTTTTAGCACTTAAGGTGACCGCGCCAATCCTGTGAGGGTTTTGCTGATATACAGAAAATGCAAAAGATATCGACACTGACCCTTCATCAATTTGCCCGTCAAGTCCGATTTTTATGTAAACAAAACGTTCGCTTAGATATGTGTTGACATCAAAGTCAACTGCATTCTCTTTAATTTCAAAAAAGGCTGAAGGCGTTCTTGCTGAAATCAGATCTACGGCTTTTCCGTCAATGAAGACCTGAAAGCCTTTTATATGTGCGTCAACTAGTGTGAAATCAAGTATGATAGTTCCTACTTTCCTGCCATTCACTTCTTCAATGTCAAACATTTTTACATCATCCAGAGAGCCATACATGACAAAGGGCACTGGCTTCTTTAAGTCGGATGACGTGGCTAGTAATGGCACATCGTCATTATTTCTGTCTGTTACATAGAACCGAGATGAGTTTATGATTGTTTTTTGCTTGCTGGCATAAAAAGCATCGCCGACTTGGATATCCCCTTCAAATAAACCTGTCGCTGACACCAGCTCACCTGAAAACGTTGAATCGCCCCCAACCTTTAAATCCTTGACCTCTAGTCCTTTTATGAAGGCCGCATCGAGCATCATTTTATTATCTTGCAGGATAAATGGACGAAATTGCTCTCCGTGCGTATTCAGCTCAATCGTGTCTGCAACAACACGATAAGTGATCTTCCCATCGCTGCTTTTATAAAATCCCATAGAGCCGATACCAGAAGGACTAGGCTGAACTTTTGTCAATGAATCCAAACTTTTACTTACGGATTCATAACGGGATTCAGCATCGCTAACAGATGCCTCATTCTGCTGAATCCTTTGTTTCGCGCGACTAAGCTCGCTCTGCATTTTTTCATTCAACTGAGCGATATCGCTAATAGCCTTATCCATATTTTTCTGAAAGTGCTCATAGGAATTAGCAAGCGCTTGGAATGTCGCAGAATCCCTGATTTGCTCACTCAGCTCTTCAAGGGCTTTAGACACATCAATTGCAGTTTCGCCTTGGACCGGCCCCGCATGGGGACCTGCGATATCGTTTACATTGACAAATCGGACCCAATAAAAAAACGTTTCACCGGGATGCACCACATCACTGAACATCGTTGATGTCACGGTGCCTATAGATGCAGCCTCAGCAAAGTTATTCGTCGGGCCGCGATAAATTTCTGCATACGAAAACCCTTTGAATGTTGGCCTGTCCCATGAGACGAGAATTGCAGAGAAGCCTCCTTCGGCACTGAGGTTAGTGGGCTTGGTTGGCCTTTGGACACCCCCTGTTTCGCCGCCAGGAAAAGGTAATGGTGGTTTTGGCTTTGCGGTAATCGCTCCCGAGCCATGACGAGAAAGCTTTGCAAGGCCCAGGATATTTAAGTCGCGCAGCGTGATTGCACGATCCAGCCCGTTACCGCGCTGACCTGTTAGTTTTTCAACGTTTTCATACAGTGACTGTTCATCTCTTCCGCCACGAAACGGGTTCTTAGCCATTACAATAACTCCTCAATGGTGCTCGCCAGCGTGATGCGCTCAATACCCGTGCGTCCTGACACTTCAATTTGCCAACGACTAGCGCGCACTGGAGGTATGCGAAATGGGCGATGGGTGACTTGCCCGCGTTTTATTGATAACACCTCAACACCATCTGCAAATACGCGTATTCCGAGTGATGCGTAATCATTTGCCCTTACTCTTCCAGCGCTCAACGATGCGCCCACTGGCAACGCAAATTCTTTAGAGCGCCATACCATCGAGACGCTTTCATTTCCATTTCGCCATTTGTACAAGTTCGAACCTTTTACGATCATTAGTACGTCTTGCGCCAAATCGACATACGTTGCGTCCCAACGTTCGCTGAGTTGAGTAAACGATTTTGATAATGGATCGTAGATAAAACCGCCGGCCTCTGATTGCGCGACGTACCAGCCTTCTACAGCAACCGCCTTAATGGTTTCAGGCTTCATAGCCTGCCACTGTTTGCGATCGATGATTTCTTCTGTGGCAATAGCGGCGCCGTCAGAGCTAACAACGACAAGTCCATCAGGTGAGGCGTACATCGCCATGCCCGAGACAACCACTAACGATTCTGCGCTAACACAAGATTGTTCGACGTCTAGCTTGCTGTCCGTCATCGCATCTGGCGTCACGCCTGAGAAAACAAACGGATAGCCTTTTGTAGCTGCCACCAACGATGTGCCGACGGGCACAATGGCTTGAATATCATGCTCTGTTGTAAGTCGATAAGACGCTGGCCACGCATAGGGCAAGAATGCTCTTGAGAACATCACTTCATTACCCGCAAATCCGGCACAGATACCGTTTGCCATCGTACAGATGCCCTGCATGTTTTCCGGTGGCACGTCATAATCCCATGTTTCTACAATCGCGCTATTGAGGTTTCTTGCAGCATCTTGATATTCAATTGTGGCGATCGGCAACTCTACAACCAGCATGTACTCGCCAACACCAGCCGCTGTCACTGAGCGATAAAGACGTGTATGGGTGATGTTATGGGTATTAACTGACGGCTGTGCCAAACGAACGGTCACGGTAGACCCTGGCTTTTCAATCAGCACCGAATCAGACGGATCGCCGGGGGCGCCTTCTTCACCGAATCGCGTGACATAGGTTTGGATGTAAACACGATCCTCGTCGTCAATTATCTCCGGCTCTCCCTCTGGTGGCTCTTCTCCCGTCGAATCATCAACGCGAGTAACCATAGGAGCTAATTCAGGCCGAGGCACCCCCAAATCATAACTTGCGGATGGGCCAAACCCTGATTTATCAATGGCAATGTCTTGTGCGGTCACCTGCGGCTTGCCATCACCTGTGAAGTAGACACGCTGCCACTCATCTTGGCCTAGTGGGCTATCAATCGCACTTACCTTAGCGCTGCGCCATAAAAGCCAAGCCCCGTCGTACTTATGCAACCGCCCCGGACTGTATGGCAAATCTAGTGCAAAGCGATTATCGAGCATGGGAGCAATCACGCCACGCTCAAACTCACAATCACTTGCCAATGTCGCTGCTTCGTTAGGCAATAAGTGGTCTTTGAGGCGGGGTACTTCGCCGCGCATCATTTGAATGTCAATTAGCATGGATGGCCCTTTTCTGTTCAGGCTTATTGGCTAGCAGATTGTTCGGGTTCGTGCTTAGCATCAAAATCTGCCTTGCTTTGCAAAATGCCTTCGATCACCTCTTCGTTATCATCTTCGCCGCTGATGAGGCTTTCGAGGTATTCGCGATCTGTCTCTGTGTGCCGAACGCCGCGATAGTAGTAGTTGAATTCAATCATGATTGCTCCTCTTAAATTTTTTGCTAAGTATGTGGCTAGTGACGTTGTGTGCGCTGGCGTGTTGTGCGCAACCTAAATAACTCGCAATGACCGGCCTGACTTCATCGAGACCAATCTCGTCGCGCCCGTAGCGCTTATGCAGCTTTTTTAGCTTGTGCTTGAAGCGCTTCACTGTGCAATTTCGCAGCAGCCGATGCGTTGGATAAATGCGATAGCCAAGAAAATCCAATGCCCGTCCGCGTTTAGCGTGGATTGGGAAAACCTGCGTTTTAGCGTTGGTCTTGAGCTGCAAGTTTTGCCATAGCCAAGCTTCGATTTGAGCGCGCATTTTGTGTAGCACTTGCTTGTCGTGATGCAAGATCACGAAATCATCCATATAGCGAACATAGCGCTTGGCTTTGAGCGTGTGCTTGCAGTACTGATCCAGCTCATTGAGATAAACGTTGGCAAAGAGCTGACTGGTTAAGTTGCCGATCGGTATGCCGACGCCTGGCGTGTCGGTGTGCGAGTGCTCGATAATCAGATCAAGCAGCTTTAGCGTTCGCTGGCATGTTAAGTGTTTGCGCATGATGCGTTTTAGCGTCGCGTGATTAATGCTGTTGAAGTATTTGCTGATGTCCGCTTTTAGCGCATATACGCGACCGTGGTTGCGCTTAACGATGCGGATAAAGCGCTGTGCACGATCGGCGCCTTTGTGTGCGCCTTTACCGTTTCTACACGCGTAGCTGTCATAAATGAATCGCTTGTCGATGATCGGCTCTATGATTTGATGCACCGCGTGCTGCACCACTCGATCGCAAAATGGCGGTGCCGAAATCAGCCGTTTTTTTGGCTCGTAGACAAAAAACTGGCGGTGCGGACTTGGCAAATAGGTGTCGTACTGCAAGTGGTTGTGCGTGTTTATTAGGTTCTCTTCGATGTTAAGCATGTAGCGCATGATTGGCGCTTTGTAACGCTTTCCGTGTGCAGCTTCTGCGCTGCAAAATATAGGTTATCGAATGCAATTATTTCGTCATACATAGTGAGATAACGCCGCGATTGCTCGTGGCGTCCGTTAATGTTTCGGCTTGATTGCCGGGGCAGGCGCATCCTTTCTATCTGCACTGGAAGCGCCGCCTTGACGGCGCGACTTCTGGCGTTTTGATGGGAAGCGAGACGGCCACCGATGTTGCTGTTCCGATTCGAACGGGGATTGTTCAGGTTCAGCGCGGCGGGACCGGCATTGCTGCCGTTGTTCCAGTTGCCGCCAACGATCGGTGAGCGAGCAATGCGCCCGCCTGTAATTTACTTGATGGACTTAATCCATCCGCCCACCATTTTGCCGATTTCAGCGATATGGCGCTGCCAGATCTCATAGCGGCGCATGTCGATGTAACGTAAGTCCAGCGCAATGCGGACCATGTCTCTTAGCGTTGTGACTTCGACGTCCAGATCTTGCAACGTTGTTTTCTTGTGATAGCGCTTTGATGCAACAATCGTGAGCCGCAGTATCTTGTAAATGCACTGGCGTATCTCAGCGGCGAGCACAAAGCGCTCGGACTTTGGAAATTGACGCAGCGCTGAAAACGCATACGTCATCATTTCACGTGTTTTTGTTTGAATTGTTAGCTCATTCATACTTCTCAACTGAATGTGTTAATGCTGCGCTATCGCGCAGCGAGCAAGTGACAAAAGACCAAGTGACTAAACACGGAAAGCGAGACGGCCACCGAAGTGGCTGTGCCGATACGAACGGGGATTGTGCAGGCTCAGCGCGGCGGGACCGGCACCGCCGCCGATGGGCAGCTGGCTAACGTTCGCGCTCACTTTCCTCATGGTCATTGGTCGTTACCTCAGTAGTCCGAGCCGATGGCATCCAAGTTTCGGATCCAGCTCGTGTCAGTGTTGTCCGGCACAAATGCGCCTGACTGCGTTGGCCTGGCCATGCCCGATTGCGACAATCTCGCCAGATTTAGATAACCGTCGAATTTTGATGGCCGGAATAGCGTTGACGGTCGAAGATATTGCGCCATTTTGGCGTCATGGCCCCACTCCTCGGTCTTGTGGTCAATAACCAGCATCAGGTCTTCAACGGAATGCCCGTCGCTCAGGCGGCCAGAGATGTGCTTCGCGTTGGATTGGCAGTTTTGGAACTTTGAATGGGTTCGCTGATTCAAGTGCTCGATGACTTGTTTCACCTCGCTCTCTCGTTCAATCAGCGAGTCATCGCTCGGCGAAGCCGACTTTACCTTGCTAGATCTCAGTACTTGCTTAGTATCAGTACTTACTAGTGTCGGCTCAGCCTGATTAGGCTTAGCCTGATTAGGGTTAGCCGTATCAGGCTTTTCCTTTTCGGTTTTAGCCTGATCAGGGTTAGCCGCATCAGGTGAATTGGCGGCATCGCTAGGCGTGTCATAAACCGTGTAAGTCATCTTTCCGCTTGCGTGTTTTTTAGTGACAACAAAGCCCGACTTTTTAAGCTCACGGAGGATGTTATACACACCCTCCTTGCCGGTTTTCTTTTCCGTGCCGTCGGTGACTTTCACTAGCTGCTCAACGCTCACTTTCCAGTGATCAGGCTTGGATAACAGGTACGACAAAAGGCCCATCGCTTGGAACGATAACTGGTTGTCGGCGTACACTGTGTTGTCGATCACGGTGAATCGTTGATTACGCTTAGCTCTTACAATGCTCATAACTTCAACAAGCTCCTAGTGCAGACTCTGCCAGCCTTGGCTTTTCGGTGTGCGAATAGAAATTCCAGGCCCCGACTTCACCGGCCCTGTCATCGCGTCAATCACAAGCGAGCAGCGCACCTGTTCACGACGAATGCCGCGGCATTTAGCCGCAGCACCAATTACGAGATCACCAAAGTCGCTCACGTCTCTCGCGAGCGACTTGTCATCGTCAGTGATCGCGTCGTTTAGCAAGCACTCAAGCGCAAGATTGCGATCTTCACCGTTCATGATTTTTTTTATTGCTTTTTTCATTGCACTGACGTCGTCTTTCACAACTCCTCCTTAGCAGCATTGTTGACAGCTAGCGTTAGCCGACGCTCTCGTGGCTGGATGTGGCAGAACTCGCCGTCGATCGCTGGCGCCATGTCTGAACGCTTTTCAATTTCGCTAAAGAAATCCAGATCAGCACGGCCCTCAGCACGCCATTCGCGCATAACTTCATCGCGTATGCGTGGCTCGCTGGCAAGAAGGTCAATGACTGCATTGATAAGCAGCACATTACTTAGCACCGCTTTGCGCTCGCCGAATTTCTCACTGACCAGCGCTAGCAGGTCGTTTTCGCCATCTGTGAAGCGAACTTTGGTTTCTTTCTCGCGCACTTGGTCCATCGATAAGCCAGGCTTGCCGATGAGGCGGTTTTCTTCTAAGCGCTCAAGACGCTTGTAGATAAAGTGTGTCGTCATTGGTCGTTACCTCGTCATTTGGTTTGGTCGTTGGTTTTGTCGGTTTTGTCAGCACCAGTCCCTTCCCATCGATCCCGTAATCGCTAGGCTGATATATGTATGGGATTTCTGGATCAAGGTGACACCGCAATGCAATGTTTTCGGGCACGCCGTTCGCATCCCACCGGGATACTGCTTGGCGAGAAACAGAAAACCTATTGGCAATGCGGGATTGAGTGCCGAAATGCGATTTGAGCACATCGTATAAGGTTTTCATTCGTCACCTCCAGGCCAAATTCTAAGTTTAGTTTCCCCTTTGGTCAACTTTAATTGCTTTAAGTGTGGCGCGGCGTGACAGGATATTTAGCACGGCAGAGTGGTACTCTTTACGAAAAGCACTTCAAACCGAGGCTTATGGACACAATCGCAGAAAGACTTGCTTACTCTAGGAAGCAAAGAAACATGACGCAGAAGCATCTCGCTGATGCTATTGGTGTCACTCGAGTTAGCATTAGCAATATCGAGCTGGGCATATCATCTGGCGTGCGCGCAAAGACGCTCTTTGATATTGCGAGAGTCCTCAAAAAGAACCCCGAGTGGCTACTTGATGGTAAAGATCCAGAAGACGCCGACGTGGTTAGGTCTATTGCGGAGCCAGCCCCTTTTTATCCTAACGTGGAGCCGGGCCCCGCAATTGAGCAGAAGTGCCCTTTAATCAGCTGGGTGCAGGCGGGAGCGTTTACCGCCATCCAGGAATTTCCAGAGCAAGAGTACACATACTATCCATGCCCAAGCAGGTGTGGTCCTAGAACTTACATACTCGAGGTCAGGGGTGACTCAATGTCACCGCGCTTCGAGGAAGGCGATCTCATCTATGTGGATCCGGATATTGTCGAGCCTGCTCACGGCAAATTTGTGATCGCTCAAATGGAAGATTCCCCGGAAGCAACATTTAAACAGCTACAGGTGATCGATAACAAAAAGCTACTGAAAGCGCTCAATCCTAGCTATCCGCCAGAGCTTCGTTACATTCAAATAAATGGCAATTGCAGATTGATTGGCACCGTGGTTGCTCACGTTCGCCCTGTGTAATAAGGAGATAACATGGGAAGGAAAGAGTTCGCTATCAGAGTCGCTATTGTCGCAGCCATTGTGTGTGCAGCTTATGTTTTAGTTGTTAGGGTTGAGGCTACGACGGCTAGAGGCACAGACTGGAGCATGTGCATATTAAACAATATTAGCAAAGCAAAGTCTGATGTCGCAGCGGAAGCTATAATCGGATCCTGCAATAGGCTCCACTAACGCCACTCAAAACCAGAATTGTCTAAATAGATAGCTAAGAGCAGATCGCATATCTGCTCTTTTTTTCGCCCGCAAAAGACACAAAACTTATCAGACATAGATCACAAAATCTCTCATATATAGTTTAGTTTCGCAATTTGTGTTGACACAAAAAGAAAGTTTACTTTACTATTTCCACATCGGTTAGCCACAAAGCAAGTTAAGTGACTGACTAACTAATAAAGCAAGACCCTCGGGTGCTGAACTGAGAGATAAGACGGTGTGTTTTGCTGGTCAATGCTAATCCGCGCCCTTGCTAGAGGGGAGGTCGAGTCTGATTGCTAGAAGTGTCGGCATAACACCGACGGCATGACGAAGTGCAACGACAAAAAAGCCAGCAGCTAAGCATGAGAGCCTCCTTACTTAGGGCTTAGCCGGTCGCCTCACGATACGAGGCGTATTTAAAAGGAGGTTGTATGAAAAGGTTTATCGATTTTTCAATTGTCCAAGCAGCGATTATGCCTTTTTTAATGCTGCCGTCGCAGCAGGTAAAAACATACGCACCCTTGGAGGATTGGTGGCTTGAATTTTCGATTATTGGGTTATCAGCGCTCACGCTTTTTCTGGGAGTTATCGCCTTGGCGGTTTCGCTCAAAAAAGAACACAGAAGCAGCGGCAATCGCACTCAGTGCCGCAAGCGCAATAAACAGTAAGCCACCTAACGAATAAGCAGGGAACAACGTCGCGCTAACCAGCGACGGAAGTGAAAACCGAGACAGGATAAAAAAAGTGCCAGTGTAACGCTTAGTCCATTTAAGCATGTGTGCTTCCAGAGTGTCAGTACGCCAATGATAACGGCATAGCGCACATACTTAAATGAGGTAACACGAAAAAGCCCCGCACAGGGCGGGGCCAATTCGGGGAAGCGCAACGACCAAATCGAACTTCCCTGCCGCTTTCGCGGCTGAGGTAACAACCAATCTCTGTTGAGGAGAGTGGATCATCGGGCGCACGACCAAGTAACGCCCAACAACAAGGAGATTGTAACATGAATTTATCGTATGACCACCTAGACGTTCAGGACGCTTATCAAGCGGAGCTGGATAATTTTATCGAGGGCGGCAAAAAGCGCATTCTCAAAAACCAAGAGTTTTGCGGGCTGTCTTTCCAGGACTTCAATACCTTCTGGTTTGCCGAATACAAGCAGGTCAACAAAGAAGGCGAATGTGCCGACGGACTGAGCAAGACTAACTGCGACATGCTTAAAGTTGCGGAAAAGCCCGGTGAGAAATTTGATATAGAAAGCCTTAGCAAGTCCGAAATAGCTGATTTCAACTACTTATTTAATATGTACAAGGCGTCATTTGTTGATGCGTTAGATGATTTTTTAAAAGTACACAATCGCCACCGCGTGATACAAGGCTTCCAGCTTTATCTGGAAAACAAACAAGCTGCATAAACCAAAAAAGGTAACGACCATGACACAGCTAGCAACGACTGGCGGATTTTCACTTACCCCGCAATCACTCGACGAAGCCATGCGAATGGCGGATTTAATGGCCAACTCTGAGATGGTCCCGAAAGACTATCAAGGCAAGCCCGGCAACGTACTTGTCGCCGTTCAGATGGGCGCAGAGCTTGGCCTTCAACCGGTACAAGCGCTTCAAAATATCGCCGTGGTCAATGGCCGCCCCTCACTTTGGGGTGACGGCCTCCGCGCTTTGATTATGTCAGCCCCTGATCTTGTCGATATTCGCGACGAGTTTGACGATCAAACTATGACGGCGCGCTGCGTCATCGTGCGACAGCGCAACGGCAAGAGCATTGAGTTCGTGGGCGAGTTTTCAAAGCAAGATGCCGAGCAGGCTGGCTTATGGGGCCGCAACACCTGGAAGGCCTATCCCAAAAAAATGCTTGAGTGGCGCGCTTTTGGCTTCGCATCACGCAAAGCCTACGCCGATCGCTTGCGTGGTATCAGCCTTGCCGAAGAGGTGCGCGACATTCCAGCAAAAACCGAGGAGAAGGAAGTTAACCAGGCTCCCAAGCATGAGGCAGAGCTAGAAAAGCCTGAATATCCAGCAGCGCACTTTGAGAAAAACTTCGAGGCTTGGGCCAAAGCGATTACCGAAGGTAAAACCACCGCCGAAGCAATTATCGCCAAGATAACGTCGAAAGGCACGCTAACCGATGCGCAGATGCAAGCCATCCGCAATGTTGAAAAACAGGAGAACGCAGCATGATCACCATCAATGTCACTCAAGGCTCTGCGGAATGGCACGAGCTACGCGCTACTAAAATGACCGCAAGCGAAGCCCCTGCAATGATGGGCGATAGCAAATATCTGACACGCGCTAAATTGCTTCACCAAAAAGCGACAGGCGAAGTGCCAGAGGTGACCCCAGCGCAACAGCGCATTTTTGATAAAGGTCACGCGGCAGAAGATGCAGCGCGCCCACTGGCTGAAAGCATTATCGATGACGAGCTATTCCCAAGCACCGCGATCAGTGATGAATACGACTGGATGCTAGCCAGCTTTGATGGCGTCACCATGCTTGATGATGTGGTTTTCGAGCACAAGCTGCTAAACAAGCATCTGATTTATGACGTGCAAAACAAATGCCTAGACCTGCATTACATCTGGCAACTTGAACAGCAGCTACTGGTGTCTGGCGCAGAGAAAGCGATTTTTATGTGCTCGGACTTAACGGACGGCAGCGAGCCGGTTGAAGGCGAAAACTACGCCTACTGTTTTTACGATTCAGACCCTAAGCGCCGCGAAGCGCTCATAGCTGGCTGGCATCAATTCATGAAAGATCTTTCCGAGTACCAAGCGCCGGAAAAAATCGAGGCAGTAGAGGCTGAGCCAATCCGCGATCTGCCCGCTATCCGCTATCAGATGAACGGCCTAAAGCTGGACTCCAACTTGCCCGAGTATAAAGCCGCCGCTGAAAAGCTGGTTGAGGACTCGAAGAAGCCACTTAAAACCGATCAGGACTTTGCCAACGCCGAAGCGCTTGTAAAAGTATTCAAAAACGCAGAGGCGAACATCAAGACAATCAGCCAGCAAGTGCTTGGTGAAGTGGCTGATATTGATCAGTTCACCAAAGACCTTAACTACATCGGCGAGCAAATCCGCCAAGCGCGCCTTGCTGCAAATAAACAGGTTGAGGACCGTAAGAAGGAAATCCGCAAAGAAATCCACGATAAGGCGGATCGTGCGATTGGTGACCACGAACGCGCCATTGAATCAGAGCTTAACGCCCCCGCCCCCGCGATCACTGTTTCTGTTGCTAACGCGCTTAAGGGCAAGAAAAAACTAGATAGCCTGCAAGATGCCGCAAATGACGCCGTGGCTAAGGCCAAGATTGAGCTAGATGGCTATGCCGAAATTGGCCGCCAAAACAAAGCCTACCTTGCTGAGCACGGATCCGAACACATGTTCCTGTTTAACGACTGGGCCCAGCTTGCATTCACAGAGCCATCAGCCTTTGAAGCGATTGTCGCTAAGCGAATAGCTGATCACCAAAAGGCAGAAGAGGCACGCCTAGAGGCAGAGCGCGAACGCATTCGTCAGGAAGAAGCACGCAAGGCTGAGGAAAAGGCACAAGCCGAAGCCAAGGCTAGCACTGAGCAAGCGGCAACCACTCAGCAGGCGCCCACTCAAGCGAATGAGCAGCAAAACACAGCCCCTGCTATGCAGAAAGCCTCAGAGCTGAGCCAGGAGCCAAGCACCAAGCAGCAGCTAGAAAGTAGCACGGTATCAATCTCAATGCGCGAGTACCGCTACTTGCAGCAATGCGAGGCAGAGCTGGAAGCACTCAAAGCGCATGGCGTTGATAACTGGTCAGGTTATTGCGATGCCATGGCATCACTGAACGACCGCGCCGCGTAACAATGCCCGCCCCTGGCATGCAGGGGCATCTAAAAGCGCATTGCCCACAGTGCGCTTCTAGATATCGCTCTTTAACAATCAGGAACGAAATGGAATACCAAACGCAGACTGTCAGTAAAAAAGAGGCGGCAGAGCTGGTTGAGTTATACCGACGGCGAGGCACAAAAGTGGACGTGCATTATACAGGCGAACAAGCACTGATCATCGTTCACCAGGCTGGCAAGCCCAAGCGGTATACGCACCACCTTTACCGCCGGAACCATTAATCAAGAGGTAATGACCAATATGAAAACCATCGATATAAAAAATGTTTTAACGTACAAGGCCGCACTTCCGCACCACGAAGCGCTGGCGGAGCACCTGAAAGAGCAAGTGCACACTCCGATCGGTGATCTGGAGTACAGCAAAAGCGGCTTTGAAGTAAACCCCATCACCGAAAAGCTAGTGTCGCCGTTTAGTGGCGGACTATCTTTTCGTTTCCGGTTTGATGAAAAGATTATTCCGGCCGCAGTCATAAAGCAGGAAGTTGATAATCGCGCCGCAAGCGTAGAGCAGGACACCGGCAAGCCTGCAAATCGAAAGCTACGCGCAGCAATCAAGAACTCAGTCATTGAGGAAATGCTACCTGTAGCGCTCGTGAGAACAACCATCATTAACGCTTGGTATCACACGCAAAGCCAGCGTCTCTTTGTTGCCACGGCGTCAGAAAAGCTAGCCAATGCGCTTATGTCAAAAGTCATCAAAGCAGTAGGATCTGTCAAAACAGAAACAACGCACGTTTGCAATGTTAAGCACGGCCTAACCACCCGAATGCAGGCGCACATTATGGATAATGAGCAGGCTTTTGGTGGCTTTTTGTTCGGCGACGGGGTCTGGATGTCTCGAGGTCATGAAAAGATAAACTATCAAGGCGTTGAGGACTTCCAGCAGTGCGAGGAGATCGCCCACAAGCTCGGTAGCGGGTTTGACGTTGACGCGGTGAAGATGAGCTGGGAGGGCCATATCGACTTCAAGTTAACCAGCAACTTTCAGTTTAAGCAGATCAAGTGGGATAGCGCTCACTTTAGCGATGCAGAGGACGCCGCTACGGCTTGGATGGCAGAGGCATTTTATAAAGTCTCAGCGCTCAACCGAATTAGTGAAAACTTGCTTAGCTTACTCGAATATAAAGAAGAAGAGCAAAGCGCCGCATAATCACAGGGGCTGACTACAGCCCCTTCCTAAAAAGCGACCAAAAAGAACAGAGGTAACGACCATGACCTTTCACGCCCGACTACTCCAATCACGCCTTAAAGCAAACATTTCGCAAGTAAGAATGGCAAAGCAGCTTAAATGCGCACGCCAAACGTATATCGACATGGAAAACGGCAAGCGAGAGCCACGCCTAAGCACCATCGAGGCATTAGCCGATATTCTTGGTGTAGATAAGCACTGGCTTTCTTTCGGCGAAAAGCGCCCTGAAAAGCCCCAAAAAATCAGCGTAGATGGCGCTACTTACGTTTGTGCGGAGGCCGCATGAGCAAGAAAACCAAAAAGCGTAACAAGAAATTCAACGCGCTAACCTCTTTTCGTCGCCTTGCCAGCGCTACTACTCATGACCTGGCTGTTGTTTGGGTCCAAGGCGACAACAAATACAGCAGCGTTTTTAACCTTAAGAACGGTAAGCGCGAAAAGGTCACTCGGCTAATGGCGAAAGCACTAAGTGAGTCCACACACCAATGGACCATTTTGTTAGCGGCCTTCTGCCGTCGCCAGGACGGCCAAGAGTACGCTAAGTATTCGGAAATCCACACAGGAGCTAAGTATTACGAAGGCGATTTAATTGAAGCGATGCGCGAGCACCAAGCGCAGCTTATATCGCAACAAAATCCTGAGCACTTTATCTCAGCCGGATACATGGCCGCGCCTCACCCTATCGAGTTTGACGAAAAGATGGCGGGCAAAATTTTCGCTGATATGGGCGGCTGGGAATGCTTAGCAAAATGGGAGGCGCGAGAGCAAGGACTGCTAGATGACGAGGAGGCAGCATGATAACAGCCCATGACGCCGATTTAATCATTGGCTTGCAATGCGAGGGGTTAGCCGAGGCTGAAATACTGAGCAAGTTTGATGACGCTCCCGAGTGCGAAGTTATTCAGCTACTTCACCCTTCTGAGTTCCACATAGACAGCAAGCTATTCGCAAAACGGCTAATCAAAGGGACCATTCGCATCGGTGCGGATAAGGATTGCATCGAAAAGAAATGTACTCGATGCGGCGACTGGCTCCCGCTAACTCGAGAGTTTTTCCACGGCTCAAAGAACAAACCTGACGGCGCATACAACAATTGTCGGGCGTGCGAGCTGGAAAGGCGAAACGCGCAAAATAGAAAACGACGGGAGGCGGCATGAGTACGGCTTACATTACAAACGAGCAGGCAATAGCGCACCGCGATCATGCTTGCGTAGAAAAATGCATTCATGTGATGCACAGGATTATTACCAAAGCGATTGATGATCAAGACGCAATCTATCAGGCGAAGCTTGGAATACTTCGAGAGTTAAGAGTTGGAGATAAAGAGGCCACTCAGGAGAGTGGTAGGAAAAAGTTTCTTTTAAATGCACTGAGCAAGGCCACTAGTTTAAGCGAAGAAGCCCGCTTTCGCATTCATGTTTTAGCTGAATTTAGATGTTTCTGTTTTCATGCTCACCACCTTGGCGTTGCGGATTGTTTGTCGCTAGTGAATGAAACAATGCCAACAGATGAGAAATTTTTGGAGGCAGCATGAGTAACGAAATAAAAGCCCAAGCGGTAATGGACTTTGTTGAAATGATTCGCGGCGCTTATGCATCGGGATTTATTGATAACCATCCAACCAATTACGACATTTATCGCTCAGCGCAAATGCACGTTAAAGATCGCTATGGCGTTGAGACCAATAATTGGGATGACGAGTTAGCCGAGAAAAGCAGAAAAGACGATAACGACCAACTAACTGGGGAAGTATCGGAGCTGCGCAAGGCCTTGAGCATAAAAGAGTCGGAGTGTAAGGCGCTATCTCAACGCAACTTTAACCTAGCTCTAAGAAACAAACAGCTAGAAGAAAAATTAGCGGATGTTTGGGATGCGCTTTACGGCAAAGGATTCGAGGTTGTTGGCTTTCATCTCAATGGCGATTTGGAACCAATGGATAACTTTTTCGATAGCAACGATTGGAACTTTTGAGTTTAAGGCAGCATGAGTATGAGCGAAGAAATTGAATTGAAATCATGCCCTTCTTGCGGTGGTGATGCCGAAATGATGGGTGACTTATATCCATATGTTGAGTGTACTGAATGTTCGCTTTCATTTACTAAAAATCATCAATACGACAGTGATTTTGAATCGGCGGCGGAGCAGTGGAATTCTCGTGTATCACCGAAAGAAGACGAGCTTAACATGGAAGTGGCAGCACTGCGTGAGCAGCTTCACTCGTTATTTGAGCGCGTTTCTGGCTGCGAGGTAAGTGAGTTTACCAGCGAGCAAGTGAATTACTTGGCTGACATGATCGAAGGACAGATGGACGCCAACGAAGGTTGCATTAATAAACTCAAGTCAGAAAACGCAGCACTGCGTGAGTCGCTCCGGCTGAAAGAAGCTGAGTGCGAGGCTTTGGCTCATGATAAGTCTGTTTTGCTGTCGTTTGTTAAGCGCGTGTCTGAGTTAGATATCGAAGACTGGAACTACGAAACCGACGACGGTGACCCCATGTGTTTTGAGTTTATCGGCGAGACCGAAATCGCGTGTGATGCGGCTGATTTGTTAGAGGATATCAAAAACGCGGGCAAAGGCGGTGAGTGATGGAAGTTGTCAAGGAAGTTGAATGGGAATGGACGGCGCAATGCCCTGAATGCGCAACTGATACCTACCAGCACGACGAGCACGTTGATGACAGCGGTATTAACCCGGTAATCACATGCCAAGAGTGCGGCTGTGTTTACAAAGTGATTTGTATTGAATGCTAAGCGAGGTGAAATGAGCGCGCAAACAACACCTTGCTTTCCTTTCGCGGGATGGCAGGGCTACTACAAAGAAAGGGGCGGTTTGAACTGGTGCGCCTGCACAATCCTCGCCGTTGACGGTGAGCATGTGTGGATTAAAAACCACAAAACAGGCAGCAAGCCAGTTGGCCTTATTCGTAAATTCCAATTTGATAGGAGCAATCCAGATGAAAAGAAACAAGCAAATTAAGCAAATGATGGCGGACGTGACTGGCGCTAGATGGATGGCCGGAGTTATTGGCCCAACTATCTTATTTGGTAGAGCTGAAAAGTTTATTAAGTACACCAGTACTGTCTCAATCAAAGCAAGTGAGGCGTGAAAATGATGGATAAACAAAACTTTATTAAAACCAAGTGGGATGCGCGTGATTGGACTGAGGATATGAAGCGCAAGTGGCAAAAGAAGATGTTTGAGCTTGGTTGTACGTGGCAAGATGAATGCGCGATAGTTAGTGAGCTAGGCGCTAACTTTTACTTTATAAGCGAAGGCTCCAGGTTAGCATATAGCAAGGGCTCTCATACTTTTGATGCGGTGACGTACAAGCAATGCGAATATTCCGACGCATTCCCCGAAACCGAGCAAGGCCAAAAACACGACCATTAAATAAACAAGGTAACGACCAATGAAATACCAAATTATTTACGCCGATCCGCCTTGGACGTATCGCGATAGCGCGAACTCAGGCAAACGCGGCGCCAAGCACAAGTACCCGGTGATGAAGCTGGAAGATTTGAAGCGACTCCCAGTGTGGGAGCTGGCTGACGAACAATGCTTGCTTGCGATGTGGCATGTGCCAACAATGCCGATGGAAGCTAAAGAGCTTTGCGAGGCGTGGGGCTTCCGACTAATGACCATGAAAGGCTTTACGTGGCACAAGTATCACGCCAAAAGCGGCAAAGATTGCATGGGCATGGGTCACCTAACCCGTGGCAACTCAGAAGATATGCTTTTCGGCGTTAAAGGCAAGCTGCTAGAGCGCTTGGATGCAAGAATTATTCAAAGCGTCAGCGCGCCGCGTGGTGAGCACAGCGAAAAGCCAGCCGTATTCCGCGAACTACTCACACAGATGGTTGGCGACCTGCCTCGCATCGAGCTCTTTGCACGAAAAGGCGTTCCAGGTTGGGATGCCTGGGGTAATGAGTGCGATAGCGATATCGAGCTAATCCCCGCCACTTTTGTTAAACGGACCAAGGAGAAGGCAGCATGATGCTAGGCGAATACTATCTGCACGAAAACGGCAGCCTCATATACAAAAAGAATGGCGATGTTGACGCCACGAGCACATTCGTTAAGCGCGTTTGGCCAGTCAGTAGCTTTTGCGAATCACCGCAAGCGTTCACGCAGTGGCTTGAAGATGCCCGCCGATTCGGCGCAAACAAAGAAGATATAGAGCGCGTCGCGAGCGCCAACTCGCTGGATGAGTTTATCCCTGACTGGCGAGATAAAGTTTTTAAAACAACGCACTAAGCGAGCAGTAAATACAGGTATTTCAAGGCAGCGCACGTCGCTGCCTTTTTTGTGGAGGATTTATGGAATTATTTAAGAAATACAAAGAATTGTTTAAGACATATAAAGAGGCTGTGATTGCGGCCGGTAGCGCTAAACATATCATCCAATTAAAATCGCCAAAAAGGGTTGCTTATGGCTCCATCGCGTCAAGAGATTATGGTTTCGTCGCATCAAGAGAGGAAATCCTAAGGCTTGAAGATGAATTTGGCCTCCCCTTTCATCAGATAGAATGCACATTCTGCAATCCATCCAACTATCTAGAGACGCTGCAGTCTTTTCTATCGAGTGGCAAGCGGTTGCGCGCAAAAGATATTGTGATTAACGACAATGACATTATTGTTGTATTGGATGAAGACGAGGATGTTGAATGCTGGAATGACCCTGATGTTGATGATGATAAGCGCTTCATCCTCCAAGCCGCCGCTGATGAGCACAGCGACCCTATTAAGGAGAAACAAAAAAATAAAATTTACAAAACATATAAAGAGGCGGTAATTGCGAATGGCTCTGTGAAAGGGATTCATTGCGCCATGATCTCAAATGACGGCAGGGATGGCGTTTTTGGTTTGGAGAAAGATTTCTCGAGCATTACAAGAAACACATTACCGTGCTATCCCTCAGGTTACTTACAAACGCTTGCTGATTTTCTAGAGAGCGGCATGAGCTTGACCAAGGGAGATCTTCTGATCAACACGATGGGGCAAGTTTGCTCGGTAAATCACCCATCAGCAATGGGCATGCCTGTCGAAATGAACAAAAACCGCTATGTCCTCGACGCGATGGCTTATAAATCTTTCGATGAGCTGGCCAGTTGTTCGGAAAAACCGAACAGCTTAGAAAAATCTGTTCTTGTTGCTTGCGAAGGTCGCAAGCTGGACGAACGCATCAAGGGGTATCTTGGAGAGCTATGTACTATACACCACCGGTTTGTTAACAGTAATGGCTATGAGATGTGCGCTATCGAGTTTGATAACGGGTATTGCCATTGCGTTATCAAAGAGTGCTTGGAAACCCCAGCTGAACGCGAAGAGCGTGAATGTTTAGAGGCAGCTTATTCTGTCTACCGTAGAGAGCTAAGTCTAGCGGGCCTGACTGTCAAGCCTTACCGTGAATTCCTAAAGGACTCTGCCGCGCTGATAGCCTGCTTAATGGTTGTAGACGTGACAGGCTACCGCAAGGATTAAGCATGGATATTATCACTGTTCTAAAGAAAGGCTTTGAGCGCTGCGAAGCTGACCGGCAGCGGCGCAAGCTCAGTCCCTTCCCAAACGAAAAGCAAAGACCTACCTTAAAGCAAGGAGGTCGCCGCCCATGCTCTGTACCAACTGCCAAAAGGAAAAGGCCGTCTCGCACACGCGATTCGAGTCGTACTGCGAAAGCTGCAGCTTAGACGTTGCACTCGGATTGCTTTCTGCGTGCCGCTTATCTGACGCCGCCATCAAAGCGCTTGTCGCTTCTGGCTGGGATATGCCAGTAACCACACTCCCCCACTATTCCGCTACCGACATAGCTAGAGAGCTTGGCGTGTCTGCGCAAAAGGTGGGGAGAGTGGCGAATGCGCACAAGATTAAACGACCCGTTTATGGTGAGTGGCGTTTGGACCAGGCGGCGCACAGCAAAAAGCAAATCGAAACCTTTTGGTACAACGAGCAAGGCAAGGAAAAGCTAAAAGCACTGATAGAGGTAACGACCAAATGACCAAAACAGCAGAAATTATTCAGCCTAACGATTGGGTTGAACTATCTTTACTTACCAAATTGACCGGGCTAAGCGCACGGACAGTCGAAGATTTTCGCATCGGTGGCGAATGGACCGAGGGTGTTCAATACATCCGCGTATCACCTTCTGGCAGACAGAATGGCCGCAAGATAATGTACAACCGCAAGGCCATTGACGAATACTTCAACTATGTCCAGAGGATCGCGTGATGACACCAGAAGGCGTGGAAGTTCGTGGTACGTCAATCCGTATCTGGTTTTTGTACCGCGGAAAACGTTGCAAAGAAACACTTAAAGGCTGGAAGGCAACGCCGGCCAATATACGAAAAGCAGGACGACTGCGCGCCGTCATCGTCTCTGAAATATCAGGCGGCACCTTTGATTACTTAGCGCGGTTCCCCAACTCCAAGAAGGCGAGAGAGCTGGGTAACGCAGCATCCCTAAGCAAGTCGATGACCGTTGCAGAGCTTTTTGAGCGCTGGTTAAAAACCAAGGAAAACCAATACACCAAAACAACATTGAGAAGTCGAAAGTGCGCAATAAAAACGTGCGCTAAAATTCTTGGTGAAGAAAAGCTGGTGAAAAACGTGAACTATGAAGATTGCCTGAACTTAAGAAGCGAGCTTTTTAGCGGCAAAACTACTTACACGTTAAGAAGAAACACAAAAGGCCGTTCAGCGAGCACTGTTAATAACTATATGACAGTGTGCTCGGAGATTTGGATGTTTGCGGATATGTCCGGCTACGTTAGCGCAAACCCGTTTAAGAAAGTGAAGTACCTCCCAATTGATGAATCCGGCCCTGACCCCCTCGAGTATGAAGAGTTCGCTAGGCTGGTATCACACCGATCGATATCAGAGCAAGAAGCAAACCTTTGGACTGTGGCCGTTTATACCGGCTTACGTCATGGAGAGTTATGCGCGCTTGCATGGGAAGATATAGATTTAGAGCTCGGGCTCATAAAGGTATCAAGAAATCTAACCGCAGCCGACTATTTCAAACTACCAAAAACGAGATCAAGCGAAAGAGAGATCGCACTCTTACAGCCGGCAATTGATGCGCTAAAGAGACAGAAAGCCCATACTTTTATGGGGGCAGCAGAGCAGATAGACGTGTACCTCAGGGAGCCCGGCAAGGTACGAAAAGAGATGTGCCACTTTGTTTTTGTAACCAAGGACGACAAGTATTATAGCAAGAGCGGGCTGGCGCACATTTGGGATAGCTGCATGCGGCGATCGGGCATAAGAAGGCGAACACCTTACCAGACCCGGCATACCTACGCATGCTGGATGCTGACAGAAGATGCGAATCCGAGCTGGATAGCATCACAAATGGGCCATAAAGATTCAAGGATGGTCATGACGACCTATGGCAAATTCATGCCAAGCCAGAGCGGGTCGCAGATCGATAAGCTAAACAGTCGCTTTTCTGCTGTGCCCCATAGGTGCCCCACGTCAAGCAGGGAGGGATAA